GCCGACCGCAGCACGTCGATGAACTGGTCGGTCCGGAGCTGCTTCTCGATGGTCAGACCGGAGGTGGCCGGGTTGGTGCCGGCGGCGCCGGTGGTGTCGGTCGAGAGCGCGCGCAGGATGTCGACCGGGATCATCAGGCCCTTGGCGGGCTTGCCCGAGGCGTCGGCGGCGGCGCGGCAGACGTCCAGCTCGTAGGCCGCTTCCTCCTGGAACTTCTGGTTCTTGGGGTCCATGTGCGCACGGATGGCGCGGAGGAAGCTGAACCGCTTGACCTCCTTGTTGCTCAGGCCGATGCCGTCGAGCGAGCGGCCGCTGTCGCGGAGGACCTGGGCGCCGAGGCCGCGGGCCTCGATGTGAGCCAGGAGCGCGATGCGGAAGTCCTCGACGGACTTGCCGTCGTCGACGAACTTGCGGGCGAGTTCGCCGACCTTGAACTTCTCGCCGAGGGAGAGGAGCGCGCTGACGCGGGCCTGCTCGTCCTTGCGGGCCTGGGCGCGGACGGCCTCATGGTCGACGGCCTGGGCGGCCGGGGCCGGCGCGGCGGCGGGCGCCGGGGCGGGGGTGGCGGAACGCTGCGCCTGGGGGTCGACAGCGGGAGCGGGAGCGGGAACGGGGTCCATGGAAGTCCTCGGAGGGGTGTTGGTGGGGGCGGAGCGGCCGACGCCGACCGTGTGGTCAGCAGGAACGGCGACGCTCGACAGCTCCAGGGGAAGCCAGCGGTCGATCCGCACGATGGGCTTGCCATCGCGCTGCCCGACCTCGCGGGCCTCCTGCACCAGGTAGCGGACCGACACATGCGGGCGGATGCCGTCCGCGATGTCGGCCAGGATCGGGGTCACGTCGTCGCGCTTGGAGACCCGCACCTTGGCCCGGCCCCGCCGGTCGCTGCTGATCTCGGCGGTCTCGACCACACCGATGTGGCGCCGCTGGTCCTGGTCATCGTGGTCCAGTAGGAACGGCGCGGCGTCGAGCAACCGGGAAAGGTCGCAGGCGCCGGCGTCGTGGGACAGGACCTCGATGTACCAGCCCCGATCACACTCAACCTCGCTGGAGAACGCGATGTCGATTGTCCGCTTCTCAAGGTCGACCACAGCGCGAGCCTTGTCCGCCCCGGCCACGGGGAGGAAGCGGCTTGCGGTCTGGCCGACGATGGAAGCGATCTCGGGCATTGCGCTGGCGATGATGCTGCGACGCCCGGGGCTGTCTATGGGCGGTTATTTCAACCGTCAGGGATTCGCCGGGCCGATGTAGATCATCGAGCGTTCCACCGCATATTCCTCGCCGGCGACGAACACGGTGAATGCCACTTCGTAGGGGCCGGGCACGATCTGGCCCGTCATGTTCTTCACGAAGTGGGCGGACACCTCGGCACCGTTGACGGTGCATGCGACCTTGCTGGTCCCGGCCGCCAGGACGGACGTGCCGGGGCGCACGATGGACGCCTCGGCGGTGAAGGCCGGCGGCGGCGCAGCGTTGAAGCTGATGGTCCCAGTGACCTTGATGTCGGTGTCGGCGGCGTAGCGGGCCTGGATCATGGCGCCCTCTTGTGGGTGAAGGTCCAACGGTTCGGCCGCAGGGCCGCGGTCCAGCGATGCGGGCGCACGCGGATGCGCGGCCGCACGGCGATGCCGCCGGTGCTGCCGATGTCAAGCACCGCGGCGGCGCTGGCCCGGATCGCCGCGAGACCGGCCAGGACCTTGCCGGCGCTGGGCGACGTCAGGTCCGCCTCGGCCGTCGCCGAGAGCGCGGCGGTGCCCGAGAGCATGGCCCTGGTGGTGAGCCCGCCCTGGGCCGCGACGGCGATTCCGACTTCGCCCTCGAGCAGGGCCCGGACCGTCAGGGCGCCAGCGGCGGAGACGGCCGCGGATGGTGCACCGGCGAACTGAGCCCGGGTGGTCAGCGCCGCCGATGCCGATGCGGTGCCCGTGGCCGAGCCCGTCAGGGCCGCCCTAGTGGTCAGGCTCGCCGCAGCCTCGACCATGGCCGCGGCCGCGCCGGTGAGCCCGGCCCGGACCGCCAGGCTGCCGGCGGCAGACGCGGCGACGGTCGCGGCGCCGGCCAGGGGCGCGGCCACCGTGAGTCCGGCCGAGGCCGATGCCGCGATGGTGGCCGATCCCGCCAGGGCCACGGATCCGCCCGGAACCGTGAGCGCCGCGCCGCCGGTGACGACTACCGCGGCGGCGCCGGCGAGGGCCGCCCGCGTGGTCAGGTCCGCCGAAGCCGCGGCCGCCGCGGTTGTGCCGCCGGCCAGCGCCGCCCGGACGGTCAGGGCCGCCGAGCCGGTGACGGCCGCGGCCGCCGCACCGGCGAGCTGGGCTTGGGTGGTGAGCGCCGCCGACCCGGCGACCGCCACCAGGGCGCTGCCGGCCAGGGCGACGGCACCGCCGCCGAACGTCAGGCTGGCGCTGCCGGTGCATGACACCGACGCGCCGCCGGCGAGCGCCGCCCCGGCACCGCCCGCCCCCATGCCGAGGGCGAAGCCGGAAGCCGGCCGCATGTTGAGGGCGAAGCTCATGGCCTACGCCGCGAGGCCGTCCGCGCTGCGGGCCGTGTTGCCGCTGGCGTCCTTGGCGACGGTGTAGACCGGCCTGGTGTTGTCGTGCCAGGTAAACGAGTACGGCCCGTTGCCCGAGCGCGTGGTCTGCTTGAGCAGTTCGTTGGTGGCCGCGTCGTGCAGGTTGATCGTCACGGTCCCACCATCGCTGCCGCTCACGTTGTCCGCCACGGTCCAGGTGTAGTCGTGCCAATTGACCCACACCACGGCGGAGCTGATGCCGCTCGGGCCGTCCTGTGTCGTCGACAGGGCTGCGCTCACCGGGTCGATCCGGTCGCTGTTCGGGTCTCCCGAGTAGCGAACCATCGCGTCCTCGACCGCGCATGAGCTGATCCGGGCGCCGCGGTTGGCATCGATGCCCGTGAGGGTGCCGGGCGTGGTTAACCACCCGATGTTGGCGGCCTTGCGGATGCGCACCCGGCTGGAGCTGTTGGCGTCAGCGTTGTTGTCGAGCACTTCCATGCCGCACGACGCGATGAACCAATTGGCCTCCGGGATGGCGATGCGAAGGCTGCCGGCGCCGCGGATGTTGAAGCCCAGGTTGCTCGGCCGCTGGGCCGGGAACATCGCGCTGGACTGGTGGCGGCCAGCGGTCTTGGCGTAGCTGTAGGTCAGGTACACCATGCCGCCGATGCCGCCGCCGTTGGCCGGCGTGGTGTCGTATCGGAAGGTCGCGGTGAACGTGTTCTTGCCCCGGCCCAGCGATCCGCCGCCGGTGCCGGCCACGGCCCCGGCGTCGAACCGGTGCACGAACGGAACGGGTCCGGCGACCTCGGCGGACGGGACGGTGTAGCTGCGGGTCGCCTGCGTTCCCCACTGGAAGATCAGGTTGCCGGGATCGGCGCCCTGGTAGGTGTAGAGCACCGATCCGGCCCGCAGCATCGTCGGCGAGTCCGCGCCGATCCAGTGATTGAAGCTCGACACCGACTGGTCGGCGGCGGTGGTTCCGGAACCGAACCCGGTCTGGAGCTGCACCGGGATGGAATCGGTCTGTGTCAGCGTGGTCGTCGCCGTGTCGTCGTACTCGTAGGTCACCACCAGGACTGCGCCGATGTGCTCCAGCGTTGCGCCGGTGGTGCTGGTCACCCGCGCCTTGAGGTCGTGGGCTGATCCCGTGGCAACGTCGGTGCGCCGCCAGGGGAGTTGCAGCATGAAGTCCGACTGATTGATGGCGTCGGCGAAGAACATCAGGACGTCGGACTCGGAATCCACGGCCGCCCTGATCTCGTAGTCGGTGGTTCCGGCCTCGTTGGAGTTGGCGATGAACACCACGTAGAGGTCGCGGATGACCGGCGACGCTTCCTTGATGATCCCGCCGGCGCCGGTGAGCTGCGGCCATGCCCCGGTCCCGCCGATGTTCTGGAGGGTGGTGGTGATCGCCGAGTTCAGACTGTCGATGGGGAGCACCAGCGTGTTGAGCTGGGTCGGGGCGGCGTCGTCATACTCGTAGGTGATTAGCAGCTCGGCCCACGCTGAATTGCGGAAGTCCACCGACGCAGCCGCGCCGCGGATGTTGTAGGCGATCCACGCATCGCACGTCTGCGACGTGCCCGAAGCCCATGCAGCGGCCGTGGCGCTGTCCCAATCCAGGTCGAACATGAACGACGTGTTCTCGCCGAGGGAACCCGTGTTGGTGGTCGTGAGGCGGCCGGCAAGATCAGCATACGGCTCGGAGTTCCAGCGCCCCATGCAGGCCATGTGATCGATGGCGCTGGTGGCCGTCATCCACACGCGCAACACCGCGTGCCGGATGGTCCGGCTGCTGGTCTCGGGGATGTTGATGGTCCGGCCCAATGCCAGGTTAACCGCGGGACCAAGCGAAAGCGCGTTGAAGGTCCCGGCGGTGGTGCGCACCGAGCTGACGCGCAGGCGGATGTAGTACCACGGGCCGTCCACCTCGCCGTTGACCTGGGTCGGTGCCCAATCTTCCGGCGGGTTGAAGTACCCGGTGCTGTTGTCGGCCAGCGCAGTTCCAGACCAGTTAACCGTCAGAGTGGCCCATGTGCTGCCGTTCCAATACTCCCACACGCCGGCTCCGCCTGACGGGCTGGTGCCGGTGTCGCAGGTGAACGACGTGAACCGCCGCGAATGCCCGACGTAGACTGCCGAGTTGACGGCCGTCGCCAGCGGCACGTCGCTGGCGGTCGAGTTGTTGATGTCGGCCGTCTCATCGGTCCATGTCCCTGCGGCGTTGTCGGTCCAGCACTTCCCGACCCGTGGACTCACTTGGTCCAGGTTGCCGAGGCAGTAGCGAACGGTCTTGCAGCGCAGGGCCATGGGGCTTGTCCGTCAGTAGCTCGCCACCAGCTCGACCCTCTCACCATCCATGGACGGTGAAGCCCGGATGGTCATGGTGCCGTTGGCGGTCTCGACCTGGCGGGAGCTGTCCGCCTGGGGGCTGGCGCCGATGTTGGCGATGACGAGTTCCTTGGCGCAGTTGCCAATTTCCTCGATCTGCTCAGGGGTGAGGTTGGGGAATGCCTCGGACAGGAGGGTTGCCATGGTGGCTCCTTGGGGTGGCTGGTGGTTGGATCAGCCGAAGGTGACGGTCAGCGCCGCGACGGCGAAGCTCGGCGCGGCCTGCCCGTTGAGCACGTCCTGCGGGGTCGTCAGCGGCGCGGTCAGCCAGGCGTTGCCGCCGCTCGAGGCGTCGTAGAGGACGAAGCCGAACACCGTGCCCCAGTTGGCGGTCGGCGCCGGGTAGGTGATCGCCGCGTTGTTGCTGGTCTGCCCGCCGGTGCCGGTGCTGGCGACGGTCGTGCCCGCGCCCTGGGTGCCGGCCCAATTGGCGAGCGAGCTGGTCACGGCCACCCGGGCGTAGCTGCCGCCGGCGGCCTCGGTGATCGTGCCGGCGTCGAGGAACGCCGTCGCCTCGGTCCAGACCGCGGTGCCGTCGTTGACCGTGCCGTTGTCGGTCGTGGGCCAGGTCGGCTCCGACGCGCCGGTGGTGCCGCCGGTGGTGCAGCGGTAGATCCGGCCGTTGGGCGTCGCCGGGATGATGGTGTCGCCGACGCTCACGGACGTCGAGCGCACGTTGTTCGACCGGCCGCGGCTGGCGACGATCAGGCCGACGTGGAAGGTGGCGGGGGCACCGAGGGCCTGGGCGCGCAGCAGCGCGTCCACCAGCTTGTTCTCGGCGAAGTCGGTCAGGCGGGACATGGGTGGCCTCTAGGTGGGGATCAGGGGAGCGGGATCAGGATGGCGCGGATGCCGGTGCCGCTGCCGCCGGCGGTGTTGAGCCGCAGCGAGCACCCGGCCGGGACCTCGACGACCTCGGAGCTGTCGGCGGTGATCGCGGCGCTGAGGTTCACCCACGGGCCGGCCGAGCCGTCCGGAGTGGGATTGAGCTGGAGCCGCGCGGTGGTGCCGCCCCAGGACGAGGACCAGACCACCAGGCGGGCCCGGCCGCCGATCTTTTCCCGGGCGTTGGTCAGCACGGGGCTATTGACGCCGAACGCCTGCCCGGCGTCGACCGTGACCGGCACGTCGTAGGGGTTGACGGGGAAGATCGTGCTCATGAGGCGGCTCCGGTTGCGGGCTTCTTGGCGATGGCCTGGGCCTGGGTCTGCTGCGCCGCGGCCTGACCCTGCTGGGCGACGCCGGCGAGGAACGCACCGGGCGCGGTCGAGGCGCCGCCGATGGCGATGATCTGCGACCAGTGCAGGTTGAGGTCCTTGTTGGCCTTGTTCAGCTTCTCGCACTGCGCCTGGACCGTCTGGATCCGGGCCAGCATGCGGGCGTCGGCCGCGGCCTCCTCCGCCTGCAGCTCGGCCTCGACGTCCGCCGGGTCCCGACCCTGGTCGAGGATCACCTGGGTGCGCGACTGGATCCGGTTGTCCACGGCCTCGACCGCCGCTTCCTGGTCGGCCTTGGGATCGACCCACTGCCAGCGCCGGCCCTGCCAAGTGACGGCCCGGTACTTGTCGAAGCGCTCGATCTTGAGCGGCTTGCCGGCGACGGTGATGGCGCCGCGGAGGAGCTGGAGCATCAGCCAGCGGTCGTAGATCCGGTCATGCCAGACCTCGGCCAGCCACGTCTGGAGGTCCTTGTAGGTCTCGCGCTCGTCCAGCGTTCCCTGGCGGATGCTGGAGAAGTTCACGCCTTCAAGGTCGTTCGCCAGGTTGTTGTAGGCCACGCCCAGGCCGGCGCTGATGCCGCGCAGGCACGCCTTGTGGAACCCCGCGAACTCGCCGGTCGGGTAGTCGTGGGCGAACGGCTGCGCCTCCCACCCGGGCGGCGCGACCCAGAACGTGCCGGGCTCGGCGTCGGTCAGGATGTCGGGCTCGTCCTCGGCCGGCTCCGCGTCCTCGCCAGGCTTGAGCACGCCCATCTTGGCGGCGCCGACGCGGGCGGCCACCAGCGCGGCCTGCTCGTAGCCGCCGAGCATCTGGAGCCGCTGGAGCGGCGTGCTCATCCACGGGTAGCCGCGCTTCTGCCCCACCTGCTCTGGCAGGAATTCGTGGATCACGTTCTCGGCCGGGACCCTGACGTACTTCACGCCGTTGTAGGAATAGTAAGTCTCGGACGTCTCATCCAAGGCCGTGAAGTAGTAGGCGACCGGGCGGCCCAGCGGCGTGTATTCGATGCTGAACCGGATGAAGTTCCCGCCGGGCAGGCCGACCCGGTTGTGGTCGACGTCCAGCCGAATCGGGTCCACAAGCTGCACCTGGATCCCGTGCTCGCCCACGCCCTCATAGATCACGGCGCACAGCTCGCCGTCGACGCACGCGCTGTCGAGCGCCATCTGGCTCGCCTTGAGGAACGTGAGCTTGCCCGTGACCTCGGACACGCCCCGGGCGCCGAAGCGGCCCCAATGGTCCTCGATGGCCTGCGACGCGAGCTGGTCGATCTGGCCGTTGGGGTCGCGGACCTTGGCCTGGAGCTGGATGCCCTTCGACCCGAGGACGTTCACCCGCAGCAGCCGGCGGAACTGCTTGGCGTAGTCGTTGGACTTCGCCTGCTCGCGGGAGCGGGCGACCATGATCCGCCATTGCAGCTCCACCTGCTGGTCGGCCGTCACCGGCGTGGCGGTCCAACTGCCGTTGATGCGGTCGAGCATCGCCGCATGGAACGACCTGGCGGACTGACGGACGGCATGGCGCGAGGCCGCGACCGTGCGCTTCATCGACGGCCCGGTGGGCGGCGCCGGCGGCGCGGCCGGCGGCTGGACAGGCGCGGGCGCCTGCGACCGGCCGAAGATCCGACCGAGCAGCCCCATCAGAACCTCACTCGGACGTTCTGTCCCATAAGCCCGCCATGGCCCGAGCGGGCCCGGCGCTCGCGTGCGACCTCCAGGCGGTAGTGGCTCCGGAGCTTCACCAGGTCGGCCATGGCGATGCGCGTCAGCTCGCGGTTGCCGATCCGGTAGGACTCCTGGTCCTTCGGGATCCGGCCCTCAATCGCCAGCTCGATCAGTGTCAGCGTCCGCTCGGCATGGGACCGGGCTTCGACCGGGGCGGTCACGGCCGCCAGGTTGGGCAGGATGATCGCCGTGCCGGCGCCGGCGTCGACGACCTCGGCGCCATCCTCGTAGCGCCCGGCCCAGCCGTAGGTGCCCGGGGCCCACCCGGCGGTGGTCGCGGCCGCGGCCTCCAGGACGTGCGTGGCACCGTCCGGGGTGCTGGTCAGGTCGAGGGCGGCCGGTCCGCGCAGCGCGACCTTGAGTACCCAACCGTCATCCGCGGGGTACGCGGTGCAGAGGTCGCGGAACTTGAAGGTCAGGCCGGCACGGATTTCGGCTGGGAAGTCGATCATTTCCACCCCATGACGAAGCCCGACCGCCGGCGCAGCTTGAGCATTGGGTTAGATTGCTTCGGCGGGGGCTCGCGTCTATGGGCGGATATTTCAACCGGCGCGTCAGGCGGCGGCGCCGCCGCGGGCACCACCGGCGAGGGCGTGGCCGGCGCCAGGCGCGGCTGCTCGACCAGCGCCGCCTCCGCCGGGGCCGGCGCGTCCTCGTCCTCGGCGACCTCGGGCACGGCCGCCTCGTCCTCGACCACCACCGGCGCCGCCTGCTTCACGGTCGAGCCGAGCTGCCGCTGGAGCTTGGGCCACACCGGCTGGAGGATCTTGAGCGCCGCGTAGGCGTAGACCCGGCAGTCCAGCGCTTCGTTGCGGCCGTTCGACCGAACCACCTCCCACACGCGCTTGGCGAAGCCGCGGTTGTATTTGGTCACGCACTTCTCGGCCGTGAGCTGGGCGAAGAACTCCTCGTCGTTCACGGTCTTGGAGAAATGGCAGTAGCCGGGCCCCGGCTTCGTGGTGGTGAGCCGGTCGTAGATCAGGGTCTTGGCCGCATCCACGCCCACGGTGAACAACTTCACCGGCCGCTTCACCCGGCCCATCTTCTGCTGGAGCGGGGCGCTCACGATGGGACGCCCCTCCCCCTCTTTGCCCTTGATCGGGAACACGCGATAGGCGGCCTTGCCCCGGCAGTAGTCGTAGACGGCCTGGGTGTTGCTGCCGCCCGAGTCGATGCAGACGGCGCTGATCCGGAGCTGGTGCCCGTTCTCATGCATCCAAGTCCGGCCCCGGTACTCGTCCAGCTCCAGCCAGACCGCGGCCTTGTCGGGATCGCCCCACAGGATGCGGCGCTCCACCGACCAGCTCTCCTCCCCCAGGCCCCAGCCGACGACCTCGACCTCCAGGCGGTCGCGCTGCACGTCCACGCCGGCGGTGAGCACCAGCGCCCCGGCCGGGACCGGCGCCGGGTACTCCTCGCGCCGGCCCATCAGGCTGTTGGGGTCGACGGTCTCGCCCTCGTCCTCCCAGGTCTCGCCGAGGCTCAGGTTCACCCACGCCTTGAGCAGTTCGGTGTTGCCCTGCGCCAGCTTGAAGTTGGCGATGGTCTGCTCCCACCGGACCCACGGCGAATACAGCTCGTTGATGTGAAACCCCGCGGCCTTGGGGTTCTTCGGGTTGGCCTCGGTCGCCCGCCACTCGCCGCGGCCGCGGAGCCACTGCGGCTTGGTCGACAGCACGCCGCATTCCTCGCAGGCGTGCCGGGCGCTTTCGAAGTGGATGCGCGCCCACTTGAGCGGCTGCATGTGGCCGCACCCGGGGCACGGCAGGTGGAAGTACCGCTTGTCCGTCTCCTCGAACGCCAGCTCGGTGCGGCTGCGGCCCTTCACCGTGGGCGTGCCGCCGATCAGCTTCTTGCGATTCCAGAAGGTGGTCGTGCGCTTCTCTCCCAGGCTGATCGGGTCGCCCTCGGCGCCGGCGCTCGCCGGATAGCGGTCCACCTCGTCGAACAGCACCACCCGGATCGGGCGCGACGCCAGCGACGCCGGGCTGTTGGCGCCGGCCAGCACCAGCGTCCCGCCAGGGAAGGACTTCTCGAGCAGCGTGTTCCCGCTGTCGCGGCTGCGGGCGTCCGCGACCTTGCCGGCCAGGGCCGGGGTGTCGCGCAGCATCGGCGCGATGCGGGTCTTGGAGAACGACTCGGCGAGGTCCAGCGTCGGCTGGATCATCATCATCGGCGCCGGGTCCTGGGCGATGTAGAACCCGATGATGTTGTTCAGGATCTCCGAGTATCCGACCTGGGCGGATTTCATCACGACGACCGTCTCAATGAACGGGTCGCTCAGGGCGTCCATGATCCCGCGCTGGTACGGCGCCCGGTCGGTGCTCCACTTGCCGGGCTCGGCCGCGGACTCCGGGGACAGGAACCGCTCGGCGTCAGCCCACTGGCTGACCGTCCATTCCGGCGGCGGGAGCCACAGCGGATCCACCGTCTCCCGGAACAGCTTCTCCGCCTTCGCCAGCTCCGCCGCTGTCGGCTCCTGGTTCCCCTGCACTGGTGGGCTGCCCTGCATCCGCTTCCGATTGTGCCGGCGTGCCCAGCTCGCGCAACGCAGCGTACACCTCGGCCTTGATGAGGGTTTCCACCTCCACCGGGTCCGACATGTCGACCAACTGCGGCGCCAGCTTCTTCGGGATCGCCAGCATCTTCGCCCGCGCCGCGGCCACCCGCGACCCGTAGACCTTCGCCACCGCGCCCCGGTGCTGGAGCGTGCCGGCCATCTCGTCGCGCTCCATCTCCTTCATCTGGCGCTCCGCCGCCAGCTTCTTCAGCTTCTCGGCCGCCAGGGTGGCGTCGCCGCCGTCGTCGCCCTCGGCGCCCAGGTGCCGCTCCTGGAGGAACCGGATGTAGCCCTGCACCGCCGGCGCCAGCTCGTAGCGGCCGCGCTCCGCCCGGGGGATCACGCCATCGGCCGAGAGCTGCTGCACCCGCCGCGGCGTCAGCAGCAGCAGCTTGGCGATGGTGTCGACCGGGTACGTCGGCGCGGTGCTCACAGGGGCCCCTCGATGATCCAGCCGGCGAACTCCCCGAAGCGGAACAGCTCGACGGCATCGCCGCCCAACTCGCCGGGACTGATCGGGCGCTGGACTCCGCCCAAGCTCAGTTCCTTGGCGACGATCTCCGCCGGCGACACGCCGGCCGAGACCTTGCCCGCCAGGGCCATTCGCCAGAGGACCGTAGCCACGTAGCCCGAGGCGGCAACCGACTTGTCGAACACGATGACCGCGCCGCCCGGGCGCACCCGCTGGCGCAGCCGGCCGACGAACGCACGGCGCTCCGCCGGCGGCAGGAACATCAGGGTCAGGAAGCAGACCGCCAGGTCGAACGGCTCGTAGGCGTAGGTCAGCGCATCGGCCTGCACCAGCTCGCCGGGCCCGGCGTAGATCCTCGCCATGTCCGGGCTGGACTCCAGCGCCACCAGCCGGGCGCCCCGGGCGTCTATGGTCTCGGCCAGCGCCCGGCCGACGTTCCCGGTGCTGGCCCCGATGTCGTAGACCAGCCCGCCCCGGGGGATGTAGTGCCGGCCGACGTGGGCCACCGCGCCGGTGGCGAGGTCGTACCACGGGAGCTGCGTCCGGACGTGGTGGTCGAAATCGGCCGCGATGTCCTGCCGCTCAAACGTCCAGTCACGCGGGATGTCCATGCCCGATCTCCCCTGCGGCGATGGCCTGCTCGGCGGTCACCGCCGGGATGCCGTGGCCGGCGTACATCGTGCGCGTCTTCGGGTTGCTCTCGATGGCGAAGAACGGGCCCGGCTCCACCGGCAGGATGAACCGCCGCAGCGCCCGGTCCTTGGCCTCGGGCGGCGGCAGGAACCCGTCGTTGAAGAACGCCCGCTCGGGCGCCCAGCCGGTGCGCAGCCGGATCCGCGCCAAGGTCTGCTCCCGGTACTTCGGCGGCCGGGCCGTGAGCAGGAACACCCGGTGCGGCCGCAGCAGCTCCAGCAGCTCCTCCCGGTACTCCTCCTGGTCCACCTGGGCGGAGAACGGCTTGAGCTTCACGTGGCTGTTGGCCACCAACGTGTGGTTGAGGTCGAGCAGCACGATCACAACGGGATCCCCCTGGCGCGGAAGGCGGCGACGGCCTGGTCCACCAAACCCATACGGCTCCCGTCCGGATAGGGAAGGTTGAACTCGAACCGGAGCGCGGCCATCAGGCGCTCGGGATCGACCGGCCGCGGCTCGGCGCACACGGCCTGCACGTTGTTCGTCGCCTCGGTCACCTGCACCCGATTGAAGAACGGCTTGAACAGCCCGTAGAACTCGGCCTGGGTGTGGTACTTCTGGACCTTCGGTTTCTCCTGGAAGTCACCGAGTTGGATGCCCGGCTCGTAGTCGAGCGCGAAGATCGCGGCCGTGTGGTGCGTCTCGTTGAGGAACCCGGCCCCGCGGATCTGCCGGTGCCCGGCCTGCCGGACGCTCGACGCCACGGCGTAGAGCTTGGTCCGCGGCCCGCACAGCGCGGCGCAGATGCAGGCGATGTGGGCCCGGTCCTCGGCGAAAGGCACGCTGTTCAGCACCGAGCTGATGAACACGCTCGACCACTGGTGGCCATCCGCGACCGCGGCGAGGAACGCCACCGCCAGGTCGATGCTGGCCGCCCGGTCGATCTCGGCACCGCCGGCCGGCACCCGGAAGGGCTCGAACGGCGTGACGTGGATGCCGACGCTGCGCAGCAGCTCGGTCTCATGCAGGTGCCCGGCCCCGAAGTCGAGCACGCTGGACCCGTGCACGGCCTTCCACCGGGCGAGGCTGGCGGGCTCCCGGATGTCGAACTCGCGCCCGGCTTCCCGGCCGATGACGGCGAACACGAACCCGCGGCCCAGGTAGTCGCGCACCCGCCGCGCCCGCCGGAACGAGTTGTAGCGCAGGAGGTCGGCGTAGCGGTTGTGCAGGTCGAAGTCCATGCTCAGGAGGTTCAGCATCGCGTTCGACAGCGCCGCCTCCTGTGGGCTGATCCAGACGACCGGCACCGCCTCCTGGCGCAGCTCCGCCGCGAGCTGCAGCCGCCCGATGCCGTTCACCGCCTGGCCGTCGGGGGTGCAGACCACCGGCATCTCGATGCGGCGGGCCCGGAGCATCCGCGCCATGTTCCGGGCGTAGGGCACCCACCGCCCGCGGTTGGCCTCGAGCA